CTCCCGAGGCACAGCAGGCTATGGCCGCGGCGCACCAGATGACGGTGACGCAGCACAACCTGATCCTGGACCTCCAGCAGCAGCTCGCGTCGAAACAGCCCGAGGTGGACGCGCGCCTGAAAATCGCGCAGCTCCAGGAAGAAACCAAACGGATGCAGATCCAGGCTGAGATCCGGGTGGCCGAATTGAATGCCGGCGTCAAGAGCGCCATCGCGCGCCTCGAGCAGGAAATCGGCGCCATCCAACATACCCGGGACCTGGTCGATAGCCAGATGGACCGGAGCCACGAATTCGCGTTACAGCAGCACCAGGCCTCGGCGGACGCACTCACTCAACAGTCCGACCAGCAGGCCTCCGCCGCGGCCGCGCAACAGGCGCAGCAGCAGCAGCAACCTCAGCAACAGCCTCAGCAGTAAAGAGCGCGGGCTCTCAAAACCCCGAAAAGAGCACCATTCCCGAAAGGAAACATGACTGAAGAAACGACTGTAAGCACTCCTGCGCCATTGAGCGCCGATCCCTCCATATCGGATCTGCGCACCTTCCTGGCGTCGGAGGAACCGGCTGCGGAACCTGTAGCCGAAACGACCGATACACCTGTGGCTGCCTCCGATGAAAAGACCGTCGAAGGCGTGCCGGAAACGAAGCCCGCCTCAGAAGCGGCAGTAGAGAAACCGGAAGAGAAGCACGAGAGCGCGATCGACAAACGTTTTCGCAAACTCGCATCGCAACGCGACGAAGCGCGTCAAAGGGCGGAAAAGGCCGAACGGGAGCTGGCAGCGAAAAGTACGCCGCCTGGCCCAGCAGCCCAACCCGTCGCCGAAGCGCAACCAGCCACAGCTACCACCAAGCCCGCCCCTCCCGACCCTTCCAAATGGACCGGCACCTGGGAGGAATTGGAAGCAGCCAAGCTGGACTACGTCGAGAAGCTCACCGACTGGAAAGCCGGCGAACGCGAGCGTGCGCAGCAGACCCGCGAGCGCCAGGCGCAGGCCCAGACCCTGCATAGCAGTTGGGAGCAAAAGTCCAAGGCCTTCGCCGAAGACAACGCCGATTTCGAGGATGCCATCCAGAATATCGGCCCCAAGGTAACGCAGGCAGGCGTAGCGGATCTGATCAAGGAATCGCCTGTCGGCCCGGAGATGGTTTTGTACCTCCACCAGCATCCGGAAGAGGCCGCGCGCATGGGGCAGTGCAAGACGCAAGTGTCCCTGGCCCGCGAACTCGGCAAGCTCGAAGCGCAACTCTCCGCCCCGGTTTCCAACACAACCACCCCCGCGGCAAAAGCAAGGCTGCCTAAACCTCCCACGTCGGTGGGCGCCGGCCAACCGGCCACCGTCGATCTGGAAAAGTGCGACATGCGCTCTTTCAGGCGCGAGGTGGGCAAGCTCTGCAGCCGCGACTAACCCGCGTCCCACAGGGGCGCACAGGTGAACCAGAATGCCCAACGCAGTTGTAACTCCGCAAGTCTTCGCCAAGCTCGTGCTCATGGACTTGGGCGGCGCACTCAACGTGTGCCGCAATATGAGCACCGCAGTCACTCCCGAATTCGCCAAGAAGGCGATGAAGGTCGGCGCGTCGGTCGACGTCCGCAAGCCGTACCGCTTCACGGTAAGCACCGGGCTGAAGTACGATCCCCAGCCCCTCACCGACCAGGTGACCCCGGTCAAGGTCGCGCAAGTCGCCCAAGTCGCTTTCGACTGGGATTCGGTGGAGAAAACCTTGTCCATCCGGGAAGCGCGCGAGCTGTATTCCAAACCCGCCGCCCTCGCCCTGGCGTCCTACATCAACGCCGCGGGCGCGCAGTACATCTCCTGGAACACGTTCAACGCCGTGGGCACCCCGGCGACGACCCCGGTCGACGAACAGCCCTATCTGAAAGCCGGCGACTTGCTCATCGAGCAAGGCCTGCCGCAGGACGAAGAGCTGAACCTGATCGTCAATCGCAAGTTTTCGAGCACCTTCGTGCACGGCGTCAAGACCCTGTATAACCCCACCGGCGCGATCAGCAAGCAGTGGACGCAAGGGCAGATGGTGGACTCGCTGGGCTACAACGTCTATCGCGACCAGACCATCTACACCCGGACCGTGGGACCGCTGGGCGGCTCCCCGCTGGTGGATGCCACCGGCACCGTCACCGGCGTAGTCAGCGCGGACGGCGGCAACAACGGGACCATGATCCTGTCCACCCGCGGCTGGACCGCCGCGGCGGCCGCGCGCCTGAACCAGGGCGACCGCTTCACCATCGCCAACGTCTACAGCGTGCATCCGCAGACCCGCCAATCGACCGGCGACCTGCAGCAGTTCGTGGTGCTCGCGGCTTTCTCGAGCGATGGCACCGGCAAGGGCGGCGTCTCGGTCGCTCCGGCCCTCACGGCCTCCGGCCAGTACCAGAATGTGACCGCCATTCCAATAGACGGCGCGGCCATCACCATGGACGGCGCGGCCAATGCGGTGTCTCCGCAAGCCCTGCTGCTGCATAAGAACGCATTCGCCTTCGTCTGCGTGAAGCTGAACAACCCCGAGCCCGGCATGGGCGCGCTGGTGACCGAAGCCAACGACCCGGAGACCGGCCTCAACATTTCCGTCATTCGCGCGTTCGACGGGGTCTATCGCAAGGAGATCAATCGCTTGGATGTGCTGTACGACTTTGCGCCGCTGTACCGCGAGATGGCGTGCTGCGTCGAAGGGTAAACCAACAAGGACCAAGGCTCTCAGCGGTCTTGAAAGGATCGCTGAGAGCATCCTCTCCGAGAAAGGACCAATCAACATGAAGAAACTAGTTTCGACCGCGGCCCTTGCGGCCCTTTTCGCCGTCTGCGCATGCGCGCAAACGTTCACGCTTTCGACCACCACCCTGGCCACGGGCGTCCTGAAGACGGATACCCAGGTGTGCGTGGCTTCGGCTACCGGGATCAACACGCCGACCATCTCCAGCCCCGGCACGATGTTTTTCGTGGACAGCGCGGAGACCATGCAAGTCGTCGGCGCCGGCGCCAGTTCCACTTGCTTCATGGTGGATCGGCACTGGGGCGCCGCCGCTCACAACTCCGGCGCCATCCTGTTGCTGGGACCGCCTAACCAGTTCTACGACAAAGATCCGAAGGTTAACGAGACGTGCGTCCTGGCCACCACCTACGTGACGCCCTTCGTCAATATCGTGACCGGCAATCAATGGCTGTGCTCCACGGTCACCGGAACGTGGGTGGCGGGCTGGCAGAATAAAACCGTGCCCGCGCAGCCCACCACGGCGGTAGCTTCGGCGGCCGGCCAGGTCACGCCTTCCGGGCCGCTGTTTCACATCACCGGCACGGCGGCGATAACCGGCTTCCTTCTGCCGCTGGGATTCAATTACGGCGGATTCTGCGTCATCCCGGACGGGGCTTTCACCACCACCACCGCCAACAACATCGCGGCGGCGTCGACAGGCGTGGTTTCGGTGCTGGACTGCTGGACTTACGACGCCCACACCGGGAAGTTCTACCCGCAGTACTAAGGCCATGGCAGACACGAAACCGACCTACCCGACCACGCGCTATCACCGCACCGAGCCGGCCAGAATCATCGACTCGCCGGAGCAGGAAGAGGAAGGCTGGGAAGACACCCCCGCGGCCTTCGGTATTGAGACGGCCCCCGGCAAGATTCCGGATCCCCGTATCGTGGCCAACCTGCCGGAGGAAACCGACCCTCCCGCACCGGCAGCCGGCAAACGCAAAGCGCGGCCAGCTTAAGCCGCCACCAAAAACCGAGACCGCCTGAAGGCCAGGTCCCCGCTCCTCGCGCGGAGGTCTGGCGCTTTCGGCGGTTATGCTTGTCTCCGATCTCCTCACCGTAAGCCTGCAAATCATCGACGCCGTCGCTGCCGGGGAAACGCCGGCGGAGGAGGATTACACCCTCTCGCAGATCTTCCTGAACAACCTCATCGGTTCGTGGAATGCGGCGCTGAAAAAGTCCCTCGCCGCCAACTACGACCCCTCGGTCTATACCTTCGTCCCGGTGGCTGTCACTGTCAATCTGGCCGACACTCTGACGCTGCCCAACGGCTGGCCTCGGGCGCTGGGCTTTAACCTCGCGCTCGATCTGCTCGAGCCGTACGGCAAGCCAGCCACGCAAACGCTCGTCATGATGGCGCAGTCGAGCAAGGCCGAGATCATCACTTCACCCGCCGGCAGCCCGGCCCCCACGGTTTAACCCATGCTCGCCTCCGACCACATCAACCTCGCCCTGATGCTCATCGGCCACCTGAAGGCTGCCGGGCGCGCCGCCTCGCCCAGCGAGATGACGCGCGGCCTGCTGGTCTTCCAGAACATGGTGGACTCGAGCAACGCGACCCGGAGCATGATCTTCTCCGAGGTCGAGAACCAGTTCCCCACGGTCAACCAGCAGCAGACCTACTCTTGGGGAACGGGAGGAACCTGGAACGCCCCGCGCCCGGTCCGCATCACGCAGGCGAATTTCCTGATGCCGACGTCGCCCACCATTCGCCGCCCGATGAAAGTCTGGAGCCGCAAGCAGTGGGCCGATATCGCCCTGCAGGCGATCTATACCTACCCGGAGGGAATGTACTGCGACTACGCCAACAAGGCCCTGGATGGGACTGTGGGCGCGGCCAACGTGTACCTGGAACCCATCCCGGACGGGGCGTACATGATCGAGACGTTCTCCTGGGCCTCCAACGTGGCGCCGTCTGCACTCACCACGCCGATCGCGTTCCCACCCGGCTACGCGGAGTACTGGCTGAACGGCCTGGCCATCCGGCTTTCATCCATGCACGGGCTGCCGGTTCCCGACGCGGTGCAGAGAGTCTTCGACAAGGCGCAGCGCGCGCTGGGTATCGTAAATACCGCGCTGAATTGTCCGCGGTTGCAAGCGGACGAGGTGCGGTCTGGCGCGGGCATGTACAACTACCTGAGCGGCCTGAGGAACACGGATTAGGCTATGCGTTTCGATGCGTTCACCTCCGGACGCAGCAGCACTCTTGCCAGCATCGCGGCATCGAGCGAGAGGTGTGTGAATTGGTACGGCGAAGCGATTGAAGGCCAGGAGAAAGGGCCGATGGCCTTGACTCGCACGCCAGGGCTGACGCTATACGGCACCCTGCCTACCGGCCCGCTGCGCGGTCTCTGGCCCGGCGAGCAGAGACTCTTCGCGGTCGGCGGCGCGATCCTCTACGAAGTCATTCCAGGATCGCCTCCCACCTACACCCCGCATGGAAATGTGGGCAACGACGGCAACCCGGTCCAGTTTTTCGCCAATGGTGGCCAACTTTTTGTGGTCTCCGCCGGCAACGCCTACATCGACACCGGCTCGGGCGTGGAGCAGTGCCAGTTCTCAATCTCGCTCACCGACCTGGTGATCGACCCGGCAGACGCCACGGGATTTACACTGACGGCCGGCACGGGCGGACCCTTCGAACTCTCGGACGTGGGCAAGACGGTCGTTATCCAGAGCGGCATGGGCTTCATCGCCGGATCGAACGTCATCGCGGGGGTGAATACCACCCCCGGCCCAGGCCTTGGCGAAGCCACCGGCACGACAAGCTGGGGCACGCCTGGATCTTCCGGAGGCATGGGGATCGAGTGGCTGGACACCTTTGTGACGGCCTCCATGGGCGCGTTCCTCGATACGTATTTCTTCGCGGCCGTCCCCAACGGCAAGACCATCTACTTCTCGGCCCCCGGCGACGGCACGCAATGGAATCCGCTGGACTACTTCGACAAGGAAACCTACCCGGATAACGTGGCGGCCATGCAGGCGGACCATGAGCAGCTCTACGTCTTCGGCGACCTGGAGGCCTCCGAAGTCTTCCAGGATCAAGGCGCAACGAATCCCATGGTGCCGTGGGCCCCCAATCCCGGCGCCATCATGCACTACGGCTGCGTGGCTCCCTGGAGCCTGTGCCGATTGGGCGAAGGCCTCGCCTGGATCGGCGGCGACGTGCGCCGCGGCGATCGCGTGGCGTTCCTCGAGGTCGGATTCCGGCCGCAGAAGATTTCGACGGCCGCGGTGGAAACGGCATGGGCCGCTTATTCGACGGTGGAAGATGCCATCGGTTACACCTACATCGACCGGGGCCACCAATTCTGGGTCTTGAATTTCCCCTCAGGCAATGCCACCTGGGTCTACGATCTGACCACCGGTCTATGGCACGAGCGCGGGTACTGGGCAGGGACCTTTGACGCGAATGGCTTCCCGGTCTGGGGCATGTGCCTCCAGCAGTTCCACGCGGTAGTGGCGTTCACCGAGACCGAACAGCATTACGTGGGCGGCTCGCAGTCGGGCAAGATCTACATCCAGAGCGAAGCGTTTTTGGATGACGCCGGCGTCGCGATTTACCGTATGCGCCGCGCCCCGCACCTTACGACCGAGAACCTGTGGCGCTTCTATTCGCGCTTTGAACTCGACTGCGACGTAACGGCCAAGCAGCGGGTGTATTGGAACCGCTGCGGCAAGGGGCGGGACAGAATCTGGCAACTGGTGAGTCATCAGACGGCATCGACGGGCGTCTCTCTCTCGTTCTCCTGGAGCGACACGCGCGCCCAGACCTGGCTGACCAGGTCCACGCAAACGCTGGCGGTGGGCGTCGATGTCTGCGTCGCGAACGCATATATCGAAGCCATTCAAGGGACGGCCTGATTTGGGCAAGGCGGCCACGAACTACACGCCCAGCTCCGCGTCGGATGTCACCGCCGTGCCAGTCCAGACGGATTTCTTCTCGTCCTGGCCCAGCGGCTGGAGCGGGCAGATCACAGCCACCTGGTTATTGTTCTTCCAGCAGCTCGCCCAGGCCGCCAATCCCGATCTGCTGTGGGCGCGCCTCGTGCTGTTCAACCTAGCGGCGGGCGCCGATATCGCCCCGCATGTGACCGCGCAGGCCTCCGGCACCGCGCAGCAAGTCACCGCCGTTTTGCGCAAGGCGATCTCGGCCGACCT